GTGGCAGCGCACGTGAGCGCGGGTTCCTTCGGGCAGCCGGTCACGGCCTTCCGGGTGTACCAGCCCGCGTTCACGCTGGAGGACCTCAAGGACCTCCGCGTGTCGGTGGTGCCGCGCACGGTGCAGATGACGCCGGTGACCCGCGACAGCCTGGCCATCGAGTACGTCATCGACGTCGGCGTGCAGAAGAAGCTGCCCGCCGATGGGGCGGACGCGGCGATCGATGAGCTGCTCGTGCTGGTCGAGGCGATCGCCGACCACCTGCGGTTCATGAGGCTGGAGGGCTTCCCCGACGCGGCGTGGGTCGGGATCAGCAACGAGCCGGTGGTGTCGAGCGAGGCGCTCGAGCAGCATCGGGTGTTCACGAGCGTGCTCAGCGTCACCTACCGGGAGCGGAGGTAGCCGTGCGGAACTTGATCCTGTTGAGGCCGACGCTCGCTGAGACCCCCAGCCCGCTGGCCGACCGGCCGACGGTGGCGACCTTCGCGCTGCTGGCCGACCCGCGCAACGAGAGCCCCGTCGCGCTGGGCGAGGACAAGAACAAGGCGGTCGAAATGGCCCCCGGGGTCGAGCTGCGGTTCGAGCGGGTGGACCTCTCGGGGATCGCCGTGTCGGGGAAGTCGACCGACCGCCTGTACGTGGCGGGCTGGGCCGGGGACTGAGGCGAAAGGAGCCGGACGATGGCGATCAAGCTGGGCATGGAGGCCGCCCTGAAGTACAAGACGGGCGGCCAGGCGGGCGCGGGTGCGTGGACGGCGCTCGGCAACACGCGGGATGTGACACTGAACCTCGAAGCGGGCGAGGCGGACGTGACCACGCGGGCCAACAACGGCTGGCGAGCCACGGTTGCCACCCTCAAGGAGGCAAGCGTGGAGTTCGAGATGGTCTGGGATACCGGCGATGCCGGATTCACCGCCATCAAGAACGCCTTCTTCAACAACGACCCCATCGGCCTGCAGATCCTCGACGCGGCCGCGGGTCAGGGCCTGCAGGCGGACTTCTCCATCACCAACTTCAGCCGCAGCGAAGCCCTCGAAGAGGCCATCACGGTCTCGGTGACGGCGAAGGTGACGTACTCGACCACGGCGCCGTCATGGATCGGCAGCTAAGCACGGAGGCACGGATGCGGCAGTTCAAGGACAACGCGGGTCGGACCTGGACGGTGGACATCAACGTCGCCACGCTTAAGCGCGTGCGCGGGATTACGGGCGTCGACCTCATGCAGGTCATCGAGGGGACGCTCATCGAGAAGCTCATCCGAGACCCGGTGCTCCTGTGCGACGTGGTCTACGCCGTCTGCAAGCTTGAGGCCGACGCCGCCAAGGTGTCGGACGAGGAGTTCGGCAAGGCGATGGCGGGCGACGCCATCGAGGCCGCCACGCAGGCGGTGCTGGATGAACTCATCAGTTTCTGCCCGAGCCCGAGGGACCGGGCCAACCTCGGGCGGGTGCTCCAGGCCACCAACCGGGTGCTGGACAAGGCCCGCGATCTGACGGAGAAGCGGATCGAGACGCTGACCAGCGAGAGCGAGCTGGACAGGCTCGTGAACCGGATGGCCCCACCCATCCCCGAGCCGCTGACGCCTGGAAGTTCGTCTACCAGTGCGCCGGAGCGCTCGGCCTCGACCCCGGGCCCCTGACGCTGCGGGAAATGGTCGCCATGCTCGACGGCCGCCAGCGCCACGACTGGTCGATCGCCGCCGCCGTCATGTCCGTGGTGGCCAACACCGCACGCGATCCCAAGCGATCCCGCCTGCTCAAGCCCGCCGACTTCGACCCGTTCCACAAGCCATCCCGGCCCGTCAAGGTTGACGTGTCGGTCCTCAAGGACGTGTTCATCGACCGCCGCATGCCGGAGGTCGCCAAGGAGACTCGCGCATGAAGAGCCTGTCCCCCCTTACCACCCGCCACTACGTCTACATCGGTGCCCTGATCCTGCTGGCGCTCGTGCTCGCGTCGTGCGCCGGCCTTGACCTTGGCGACATCGTCAAGGTCAAGACGCCCAACACCATCCAGCAGACCACCGGCCTGCCGTCGACGCTCAGCCTCAACGAGGCGGAGGTCGAGTACCAGAACTGGTTCAACCTCACGCAGACGACCGGCGCGCAGTGGAAGGGCAACATCGAGAAGGCCGGCGAGATCCGCGGGCTGCTCGGTCAGCTCACGCTCTCGGCCCTCGACACCGTCGGCCCAACCGTCGCGGGGCTGCCCGTACTCGGGCCAGCGCTGCCCGCACTCACCGGCATCGTCGGCCTGTTCATTGGGTCGGGCCGTCTGCGGAAGGAGAAGGAGGCGTCGTTCAACAAGGGACTGGAGAAGGGCAGCACCATCGCCGGTACCGGCGGTGGCAATGGTGGTCAGGTTGGGGGTGCTGGAGGCAGCGGCGCGTGATCACCATGCGGATCAAGGACATGTTCTTCGACCGCCACGTCGTCATCGCGGCGGTCGACAACGCCAAGCGGAAGGTGCTCAGCAAGGCTGGCGCGTTCATCCGAACGGCCGCCAGGACGAGCATCCGCAAACGCAAGGGGTCGGCTCCTCCCGGGGCCCCGCCCCATTCGCACGAGGGCAGCCTGCGTCGGCTGATCCTCTTCGGGTACGACAAGCCCAACGACTCGGTCGTCGTCGGTCCGGTGGGATTCCAGAAGAGCGAGGCACCGAATGTCCTGGAGTACGGCGGCGACACCGTCGTCCTCCGCAGGCGAGGCGGCAAGCTCACGTCGCAGAAGGTCAAGATCGCGCCGCGGCCGTACATGGCCCCGGCGCTGGAGAAGGAGCGGCCCAGGCTGCCGCTCTTGTGGCGGAACTCCGTCAGGAAGGGCTGATTCACCGTGGCCGACACCCGTGGCATCCGAGCAGGCCGGGCCTTCGTTGAACTGGGTGTCAGCGACAAGCTGTCGGCTGGACTCAGGGCGGCCCAGAAGAAGCTCGAAGCCTTCGGCGCGGGGCTGCAGTCCATTGGCACCAAGATGGCGGGCATCGGGGTCGCAGCGGTCACGGCGCTACTCGGCACCGCGAAGGCGTTCAGCGACTCGGGCGATGCGCTCGACAAGATGAGCGCCCGCACGGGCGTGAGTGTCGAGGCCCTGAGCGAGCTCGGGTACGCCGCCGACCTCTCCGGCACGGACATGGAGACGCTGGAGAACGGCCTCCGCGTCATGCAAAAGACGCTGACCGAGGCGTCGCAGGGTTCGAAAGGCGCAAACGAGGCACTCGCGCGGCTTGGGCTGACCGTGCAGGACCTGGCGAAGCTCTCCCCTGACGAGCAGTTCAAGCTGCTGGCCGACCGGATCTCACAGATTCAAGACCCGGCGCTCCGGGCCGCGATGGCGATGGAGCTCTTCGGCAAGGCCGGGACCAGGCTCCTTCCGCTGATGGCCGACGGGGCCGCGGGCATCAACGAGATGCAGGAACAAGCCCGCAAGCTCGGGCTGACGGTCAGCACGGAGACCGCCCGCGACGCCGCAGAACTCAACGACGCGCTGGGCACGCTCTGGAAGGTCCTGAAGCAGGGTGTGTTCACCATCGGCGGGGCGCTCGCACCCACCATCAAGTACCTGACCGAGCGGATCACCCGCATCGTCGTGAGCGCCACGGCGTGGGTGAAGGCGAACAAGGAAACGGTCGTCTGGGCGCTCAAGGTCGCGGCGGCGGTCGCCGTCGCGGGGATCGCCATCGTCGGGCTGGGCTACATCATCTCCGGGATCGGGGCGGCGCTGGGCATCGTGGCCGCCGTCATCGGAGGGATCGGCACGGCGTTCAGCCTGATCGGGGCCGCGATCGGCGCGGTGCTCACGCCCGTGGGCCTGACGATCGCCGCGATCGTGGCGCTGGGCGGCACGCTGCTGGTCGTCTCCGGCGCGGGCGGCGAGGCGCTGTCGTGGCTCGCGGAGAAGTTCACCGAGCTGCGAGATTGGGTCGGCAAAGTGGTCGGCGGCATCTCAGACGCCCTCGCCGCCGGCGACATCGCGCTGGCCGCCGAGATCCTGTGGCTGTCACTGAAGGTGATTTGGCAGCATGGCGTCGCGGCGCTGAACAAGGCGTGGCTGGGCGCGAAGGAGTTCTTTGTCTCCACGGCCTACTCGATGTGGTACGGGGCGCTCGCCGCCGCGGAGATCGTGTTCCACGCACTCGAGGTCGCGTGGATCGAGACGACCGCCTTCCTGTCAAAGACCTGGACCAACTTCGCCACGGGCTTCCAGATGATCTGGGAGGAAGCCTCATCCTGGGTCGCCAAGCGGATGCTGGAGATTCAAGGGCTGTTCGATGACGGGCTGGATGTCGAGGCCGCAAAGAAGGCGGTCGATCAGCAGCTCGAATCCCGCCTGGTCGAGTTGGAGAACGCCGCGCAGCAGTCAGTGACCGCCCGCGAGGGGCAGCGGGAGCAACAGCGCCGCGACGCCGCCGCCATGCACGAGGCGACGCTCGCCGCGATCGGCCAGGACTTCGAGAACGCCCAGGAAGCCCTGCGCAAGGACACCGAGGCCGGGCTCGCGGAGTCGCAGGCCGCGCTCGACGCCGCCAAGCAGAAGCTTGCCGCCGCAATCGAGGAGGCCCGCAAGAAGCGCGAGGCCGCCGACGCTGAGAAGGGACCGGGTCGCCCGCAACGGGATCTGCTGGCCGACTTCGAGGACCGGCTGTCGGGCCTCGGTGCGGCCATCGGCAAGGGCATCAGCGTCACGGGGACGTTCAGTGCGGCGGCGGTCTCGGGTCTGGGCACGGGCGGCGACGCCGCAGAGCGCACCGCCAGCGCCACCGAGCAGACCGCCCGCAACACCAAGCGTCTGCTGGATGCCAGCGTCGACAACGGACTGCGGTTCGCCTGACGCCTTCCCACAGAAAGGAGCTCTTCGCTCGTGCCGGTCGAGGTGTTTGAGAAGTTCGAGAGCCGCCGCTCCACCAAGGCGAACCAAGCCTCGCAATCCTCCGCGGAGCTCGGGTACATCGTGCGCGGCACGGCCGATGACCTCGCGGCCCGGACGGCCGCGCAAGCGGCCTCCCCGGCGACCTACGACACACTCCCGCGCCAGACCATCCAGATCGAGCCCATCGGCCCGCAGCTGTGGGACGTGACTGTCCGCTACAGCCAGAACGCATCCACCGGCACGAGTACGCCCAGCGAGTCGTCGTTCACGTTCGAGACCGGCGGCGGCACCCAACACATCACCCAAAGCCTGCAGACCATGCAGCGCCGCCCCGCGCCGGGCACCACCGCGCCGGACTTCGGCGGCGCGATCGGCGTCACCGCCGACGGCGTCGAGGGCGTGGACATCACGGTCCCCGTCTACCAGTTCTCCGAGACGCACTACTTCACCGATGCGCAGGTCACCGCGTCGTACAAGGGCGCGATCTTCTCGTGCACGGGCAAGACCAACGCGGGCTCGTTCCGCGGGTTCGCGGCGGGCGAGGTGCTGTTCCTGGGCGCGACGGGCTCCAAGCGCGGCGACGGCCCCGATGACGACTGGGAGATCACCTTCCGCTTCGCCGCGAGCCCCAATCAGACCAACCTGACCGTCGGTCCCGTCACCGGGATCAACAAGAAGGGGTGGGAGTACCTGTGGGTCCGCTACGCCGACGCGGAGGACTCGGGCTCCGGCGCGATCATCAAGAAACCCATCGCCGCGTACGTCGAGCGCGTGTACGACCAGGCCAACTTCGGAGCACTCGGAATCTAAAGCATGCCCGACGACCTCCGCAAAGTCCGCTCCGGCCAGCCCCTCCGCATCCCCGCGGGCGCGTACAACGCGTTCGTCGATGCGGCGGTCGATCTGCGCTCGCGTCAGGGTCGCGGCCAGGCCGTCGCCGGGCCGCTCGTCGAGTCGGCCCAGCGCGGCATCGGCGTGGTGCTGGTCCGCAACGATTCTGGCGAACTGATCGAGCCGCACCATGCGCTGGCGATCACGGGCGTGCTGGTTGAGCCGGGCGAGGACGACCAGGAGCGGACCTTCCACAGCCGCACGCCACTGACCGGCGATATCGCCACCGAGGAGTCCGACACGCTCGCCTTCGCCGTGGCGCTCCAGCCCATCAAGCCGAGCGCCCTGGGCCCCTGCGTGCTCACGGGCGTCACGACCGCGCGGGTCTACATCACCAACGAGACGGACACCACCTGCGAGCTCGCGGCCGAGGAGACGGTCCTGGCCAGCACCCCCATGGGCGGCATCCCGATCCTCTGGAAGGAGGACGGCACCGGCGAGAAGTGGGCGGTGATCGAACTCGGTCGTCCCTCGCCGGGACGGATCACCGCGATCCTCGGCGCGGCTCAGCCGATCCCCACCGAGCGCAACCGCTGGCGCTACCCGTGGGTCGAGGCCCAGATCGACGGCAACCCGGGCAGCCCGGACTACCTGCGGTACGTGCCCGTCGAGAACGGCCTGAGC